GGATTGACCAGTTAATCCAACCTGCATATCTACTACAGAAACAGAACCAAGTGATGATGTGGTTGATAAACTTGTTTCTATTACAACAGGGACAAAAGCCTCTCCTTGTGAGGATGTGATTTCAAAACTTTGTGGAGTTATTATTACATCAGGAACATCAACCGAGCCAACGTTGGCTGACATTGATAAACCTGTTGGGAATATAGTTGCGTCTTTAAGTTCACCCCATTCACCATCGTTCCAAGCTTGAGCACCCCAACCTGTTTTAAAAGTTGTGTCCTCATTCCAATAAGCCTGGCCCCAGGTGAACCTGCCCCATCCTGAAGATACCGACACGGTCGGCCTCCTATGCTAGTCTAATTATTGCTGAAGAAGAATCGTTTGTAGGAAATTCTATTTTAAAAGTTCCGTTACTTGCAGTCTTATCGCCACCAAATGCAATTACACAAATAGCATCAGTTGTACCTGAACCACCATTTGTTGTTGTGTTATATATTAATGCGCCATTTGCAGTAAAAGAAGCAGATGAAAAAGTTACATCACTAAAATCTGTGAATGCAGTTGTGCTAGTTAATCCAACTCCAGTGTTAGTTAAAGTGGCACCGCCTGCAGAATATGCAGAACCTGATGTGTTTGTAATTTCTTCTGATGTTGAATAGTCTGTTGTAGAAGCACCTAAACTAGCATCACTATCATATAATGCAATTTTAAAAGTGTGACCACCTGAAGATTCAAAACTGTGTTTACCTTGTAAAAGTTCTTGTTTAAAACTTGAACATATTGCTGATGATATTGCCATAATTTATTCTCCTACGGGTTTGCTGAGGTTATTGGTATACGAACAGCGCCATCAGTGTAGTCATCTCTTCGTCTTCTACCAACTTGCTCGTTAGCAAACTTCTGTACCTCTTGTTTATATTTATTTTCATACAAAGTCAACATATCTATCGGGCCTTTTAAAAAGCCGTATGCCTCTGATAGACAACAGTATAATAACCCATTTGGGAAATTAAGACTAATATAATTAGTGCCATTATCTTCTAAAAGATCAGGCATTTTATTAAAATGAACTCTAAATCTATAAGTTGTATTTGGAACTGGGGCTACAAATATTCTTCCTGAGTTGGTGTCTGCTTCACCTGTAGCACCACCAAACATTGCATAATATTTAGGTTGCCCCTGAGCTGCAGAGGTTCCAGTTACATCCTGATATTCTTGTAAATAAGTTACGTCTTTTTTTTCTAGCCATCTATTAGCTCCCGTAATAGCTGATCCGTTTGTGTCATAAACTTGTATACCTCTAATAAATACAGCCCCTGCAGGACAGTTAATAGATTCCTGTCCGGCAACAAAGTTACCTAATTGTTGTTTTCTATCTGCATCAATAGGAACATCCCTAAATATTCTATATTGCGCATTTAAAATTATATTTTCTAAAACAGCATCTGTTAAAACATTTGAGTCTGTTTCAGTATAACTTTTAATTTGTGTTTTTAATCCTGATGCACTTAATCCAGCCATTATACTATTCCTACTACTTCTTTACAAATAGGACAACTTTTTTTATATCTACTATGTGTCCCACACTTTACTGCCTTGCCGTCAACATCTGTATATACAGGTGTTTCTGGCTCTGCTGAATCCTCGTATAATTGAAGATGCTCATCCTTTTCAGGACATGCACATTGTTTAATATTAAATAAATTAGCTATAAAATTTTTTATTTTTTTAATCATGCCGTTACCGTTACAGGTCCTGCAGATGCAGAACCGCCTCCTCCTGTTTCAGTTATACTAGATGTTGTAGCAGTTGCAAAGGTGTAATTATCATCATCTACTTTAGTAATTGTATATCCCGTAGATAAATTTATGGTTGCTGCAGCTACGCCTCCAACAACAGCCACGTCTCTAAATCTAACAGTATCACTTGTTGATCTACCGTGGTCTGGTTCATTAACAGATATTGTTGTAGATCCATTTGTTGTTGTAAAAGCATTTAAAGGTAAAATTTTAGGAACAGCTGTTTCTGTTCTATCCGGTCTAACATGTCGTAATGATATTGCATCACCATTCATAGGTTTCGGTTCTAGTTGTGGCTGTTTTGGTTCAAACTCTGAAACGTGAACAAAAGAACCATTCCACTCTCTTACCATTTCTTTGTATGGAAACTCCATACCAGATCTATCTGATATTGCTTTTGCGTATTTACCTGTTGCGTATTTTGCCATTATGATCCTGGGTAATATGCTTTAGGAGTAATGTGTGTACTAGATGCAGAACCGTCTTCTGCTAATGCTCTTGCAAACTCATCCTCATAAACTAGTTTTGTTTGTTGAATTAAATTTGGTTGATACTTCATAGATAAATAATAAGCTAATCCTGATACCATGCAAGGTACAAATCTAAATGGAACATCAGTTGCATTAGTATAATCACCTGCATCTTGTATTCTTTTTATGTAATAAAAATGCATATCTTTAGATGCATTAGTTGAATCTGGTGTTGGGTAAATATGCACTCTAACTTTATCAATAAATCTTTCTACCCAATATTGATTAGGTGTTCCTTTTGATAACTTGTTAGAAAAACCCGCGTAAGTGGATCTATCTACTTTAGTCATAGGACTATCTGATTGTGTTGTTTGAGTTCTATTGGATCGTAATTGTGCTTCAAGAACATCGGATATTCCAAATACATTTGATGGTGTGGACACGGCGCTTGTACCGTCATCACTAGATCTAAAAAAATCATATTCTGCTTGACCTTCAATTAAATCCATATTGAGTTCATCCACTTCCCAATAGTGAATACCTCTATTGCCCCATTCTTGAAATAATATGTTTAATGTTCTTCTAGCATTTTTTAATTGGTAACCAGCAACATTTTGTTGGCCTATACGTTCAAAAGCCTCCTCCACTATTTCGTCAATAGCAAAAGTTTTATCAAAAGTTGTTGTTCCCGAGGTAGTATTTGCCATTTAACCTCCTATGCGTCTAGGTATACTGTCAACCCTGTTATATCACCTTGATCCATAGGCAGAAAACATCCATTAGTAAATAAAACTCCATCGTCAGGAATATACGGATCTAAGTCCCCTGCATCTGCAGTTAAAGGCATAATTGTAGACCCTGTGCTTGAAGTAGTTTTAAATAAAAATGTATCTGCGGTTCCAATAACTCCATGCATTCCTCTAACTCTAGTTCTACCATCTGCAAGGACAGCATGCATTCCGCTTGATGTTACTCCGGCAGAAATATCTGTAGATGAACTACTTCCAGTTATACTAGTAACAGTGTTATAAAATTTAGTTGAAGTTACCGTAGCTCCTCCCGCAGGACCAGTAAGATCCTCAGTTATGCTATCTCCATTGTGATCAGTTCCAACCACAGTATAAGTAACACCTGAATTATCATCACCAGAACCCGATGTTAGAGTAATTTTTTGAACAGTTCTAGAACCTAAATCTGCTTGTGCAAAAGTATCTTTTGCTGATTTTAAAGTTAAAGCTGTGGCAGGATCTGCTTCATCAGATAAAACAGTTGCACCAGTTGCTGTGCCTCCGGTTGCTAATCTAGCTTTTACGTCTGTTGACATTTGTTTCTCCTTAAAGTTAAAATGTGGGGCCGAAGCCCCACACTAATTATTTATTACGCTGCAAATGCAAATGCACCAGTAACTTGAGTTGTTTCTCTAGCTAATGATGTTGCAATGTGCCACGTAGCATCTTCATAACAAATAAAAGCAATTTGTCCACCAGTAGTCAACAAGTTTGTTGCTGCGTTTGCTGGTGTGAAAACTAATTGTGTTTCACCTGCTGCTGAAGTGTCAAAAGTAACCTCGTTTGAATTTCTTGATTCAATTACTGAACCAGTTGCCCAAACGTCAGAACCTGCTGCATCAAAAGTTAATGTAGCTGTTCCTCCAGTTGTGTCTTTTGATTGACAATAAATTACAATTGTTCCTGCTGTTGCTGCAGGTAGAGTGCAAGCTGCTGCAGCTGCACCTGTGTAATTTACTACAGAAATAGTATCAGCTGCTAGTGTTAAACTAGATGCTGTTGCCACATCTGAGATTGATAAACCAGTTAAGTCAGGCATACCTGAACTCATTCTAGTGGTAACAGCTCCTGTAGACGTATTTTTAGTTGCTACTTGGAAACCTTTTTCCGACCTTACCGGGCCG